TACAGTAGATGTAACATTCATTGTGTTGATTATAATCTCACCTTTAATATAATCAATCGTACCTGCAGACTTAACTTCTACGATATAATCAGGACTTGTCGTAGATTCCTTAACGATTGACAGAACACCTGTACCATCAGTACCAGGAACATCAGTAAAGTAGAATGTTCCATTTCTTCCTGCCAGGGTAAATCCAGTACTCTTAATGTTAAATCCATTAGGATTAATATGGAAACGATTACCAAAACAAATTTCATACTGAGACGCTTGGTTAATCAGTGCCTTTAGATTTCTTCTAATCTTTACCCTTGTGATATTGGACGTAATTGCATTACTAACATTATCAACTGTCTGGCAAACTTTACTATATTTGAATCTTCCACCAAACTTATTAATGTTGGAAGTAGCAAATGTATTCAAAGTATCAATAACATTCGTCTTCAAATCATTGACATTCGAAACTTCTGTGCTATTGTAGTAAACTGCAGAGTCAATCTCAACATAGAGAACTTTAAGGTCAACAATCTGTTGATTGATACCAGAAAGTGAATAGTTCTTCAGTTTTGTCAGAATGGTTTGCTTATCAAAATCAGAAACATAATCACCATTCTTGGGTTTGATACTAATAATTACATTACCAAACTGTGGTGGGTCTAATTCTTCGCCACCAACAACAGAAACTGATTCTGTGTTTGGATAAATTGACTGAACAATCGCTTCATAATCACGGGCAGTAACTGCTCTGTGCTGTGAAGAGTAAATTCTTGGTGCAAAATACTTAATAGAACTAATACTCTCAATATCTCCACCATTGGAGGCGCTATTGTTAGTTGTTACTGTTAATGTATTGGTTGGAGTAACAACATTATTCAGAGAATCTAAGAATCTACCCGAAAATGCAAAATTAGAAGCTCCATTACCTTCAATACCATCAGTAATAATGTAAGTAACGGTAATTACTGCTCCATTTTCTAATTTTTTGCCAAAATATCCATCACCAAACAGAAGTTCATACTTTTCATCCTGAACTTCTTGAATCAAATAGATCTCAGAAGACGCATTTAAGTTTAAAATGTTGTCAACTAACTGATATTCTCTACCAAGACCAGTATCACTCGTTCCTTTTACATAAACCCTGATTGTTGAGGTATCAATGAAGGAATTATTGAGAATAAATCTCTGATCTAACGATCCATCAACGACAAAAGCGTTTCTTACAAAGGTTCCTTGGTAAATATCGATATTCGAAAACGACGCAGTGCCAGAATTTACGGTTGTTGTGATATTTTCTGGTATTGAGAAGATATAGTTTGTGTTATTTGCTGCTCCTACACACACTAGACCCGCTTCTAAGGTTAGTGTTGGAGTGTCCGAGTCCGTTTCTACACTAAGACTTACAGATGCTTTAGCGGCGCTTCTAGAGCGTGGTACATAACCTATGTTTCTTGCTAACGAAACAACATTTTCTCTCAAAGTTGCCGAATCCAAGAAGGATTCATTGACAACCATGTTAGAGTTGAACGCTGTAATATAGGTATTATACGCTAGAGTGTCAATTAAGACCGAAAAATTAGACCCCTCAAAGTCAAAATCCGTGAAATTTGAATTTGCACGGAGATAATCCTTGATAGAGGTCTTTATCTGGTCAAAATCGAGGTTAGTAAATTTGGTAAAAGGCATTGTTTATCTGGTTGCCTCTAGTAAAAACGTAAATTCTTGAGTAGGAAAGTCCTGACCGATAATATCAAAGAAAATTGTGACCTCAAAAGTGTTATTATCAGGTTGAGGATTAACTTCTACCTGTAAATTATCGACTCTTGGTTCAAAATTTTCGACAGTTGTTCTAATTTGTTCCTCAATTTCTGCTGCAGTACCGAAATCAACGAAGTCAAACAGACTTGAACGAACATCAGACCCCAAAAGTGAGTTAAAATAACGCTCTGTTGGGATCGTTTCAACTAAATTGCGAACAGATCTGACGATTGCATTCGCATTTTTCAATATTGGCAGGTCTTTTGTCACAGGATGTGGGTCAAAAGACAAACTAATGTCCTTAAATGCTCTTGATATCCTTGTGACTGCCATTTGTCAGAGAGTTTTCTTGAGATTATTTATGCTCAATGCCAAGGATTTCCATAATTTGGCTCTGTACCATACTCCCAATCATCATAATCTTCATCATTACGAATCTTTTCGTGCAATTCAGTTTGTTTTTTCAAGTCATGAGTCTTCTCATAGTCCATGATTTCTTGAAGAAACTCTTTCTTCTCCTCATAAACATTAATTTTTTGCATTGAACCATAATCCGTGATGAGTTTTGTGGTTCCCCACATTTCTCTCATGTATTCATTATTCCTATCTACAGGTGATTGTCCCATTTTAGCTCCTGTTTTACGAAAAAACAGAACTTTTAGAGGGGTTGCTATCCCTTATCGCTATTTATTTGCACAAAAAAGGGGGTGGTGTACCCCCTTGTGTTCAACCTTTACCTTGCCCGCGATACTTTTTCCTCGCTTTATTGCGAGAAGACGCTGCATATTTTGTATTCATTCCTGCGCCTTGACGAGTTTTCTTGGGAGCCCCCTCCACATAACCGCCACCTTTACGCATAGCCATAATTAATACCTCTTAGTAACTTTAGTCTTAAGATCTTGTGGTCTTGGAAAACCTGTCTCATAAAACTCTTGGGACAGGTCCTCCATAATATCAAAATACTCATTCTCCGTCAAGTCCTTATGCAAAACTTTATCGTTATGGAGAATTGTATATACCTCTGTCATTATATCAGATAACCCTTGTCTTTTCGTGACCGACTCTGATACGAGGATCACACCAAATTTCAAAACCTGCTGCGATTGCATCCAGACAGAAACTTACATCCTCTCCACACATATCCTGAACCTCTCCAGATTCAAAAATCTGCATCTTCGGAGCAAACCAAGGATACTTCATCTCCTTATGCTCAAACACTCCTCTCTTGATCATTAACCAACCAAATCCTGCATAGTCAACAGTAAAAGGCTTCTTACGCTTCTGAATCGTTTCTAAGGTCTCATGATTCATGACTCCACCATTATTACGGAAGTCATCCTCCTCCATCCAATGTGCAACAGAAGTCGTATGCCCGTCTTCCGTACAATACCATCCACTTGCAATATCCTTATCCATCAATACCAATTGATAAAACTTCTCAGTATTGAATACAATATCACTATCAATCCACAATTGATAATCATAATTTAACTTACCATCCCAGGGAACCTGATCAGGTCCACGCAAGACATTCGCTCCAAGACACTTGCACCTTGCAAAGTTCACCATGGAAGAATAGTCTTGACTAATCTGAATACTTCCCCCTGCCTGTACAATATCAAAACAGAGTTGTACAAAGTTCTTCAAATACGTATAAGACACTCCACGACCAGGAAGACAGAATACAATTGACTTCCCACGGATCATCTCCCGTGCCTTGTTATAATCCCACTCCCCTTCACTTACATTCGGAGCAGGCGCTTTTGCTTTAACAGTAAATCCTTTAGCCATAAGAAAGTAACGTTACTTCAGTATCATACAGTAATTTATAGAGGAAGTCAATCCTTCGGATTAGAGAATCAATCTCTCTTGATCTCAGTGATTACAATACAATCACCCTCAACTTCCATATTGACTTCCGTGCCCTCATACCACCCGAAATCATTTAAGATCCACTCAGGAATCGTTACATAATACTCCCCAGTAATTGGATCGACCTCTACAGTCGTAAAATTTTTGTCCGGATTTTTTTGCATCAGAGGTATTTGTGTTTCCATTTTTGTTTTATATAGAAAACCTGTGAGTTAGACTTTGAATCTTATAAAGAGCTCGTGATCGTAACACTTTATAGATTACAGGGACCCATGGGTTTTATATAACGCGCCCCGACCGCACGGGGACGGCGGCGGGGGCACTGCTGCCCCACGAACCCAGAGGGTCTCCCACTCACAGGGAGAGGGCAGAGTCAATCTTTTCCATGAGGCGGTCACGGGCAGCGGCACGGCGGTCGGCAGCATACTGAGAGGCAGCGGCGGCAGCGTTAGCGTCCTTGTCACCAACCCACTGAGAACCCAAACCAGTGACACGGGTGATAGTCCCACCCTTACCAGCACCAACAGCATGGGAAGCGGTTTGGCGGTCGTTA